ATCTTACCCGTAATCTTCATGCCCATTTCCTTTCCACGTCGGGCAAGATGCCCTTCGTTAAACACTCTGCCAAATATTCAATGTGCGGCAAGAACACACTCTCGATAAACCGATCGTCATAGGCGATCGGGTGAAAGGAAAGCCTATCCTTGTCGATCGGCAGAAAGTAATTCTTATAGTCCGCCTCGGTAAGCGCGTAGGACACAATATCCGCTTCCCTCGTGCCAAAGCCAAACATCTGCACGTTCACCTGCTGAACGTACTTCTTCGAGGGCTTAAGGACCTTCTCCGCCGAGTGTGTCTTGACCTCGTATATGTGCTTTTCGATATTCCCGTCAAGGTTGACGCGAAGCCTGAGAGGCTCGATGAGTATCTGCTTGTCCGTTTCCATGAAGGGCGAGACGTATTCAAGGATCTGATGCTCCTTGTGCGTCCCTGCGTTCGTGGCAACCGTCTCCACGGTGTTTCTTGCAACGCCCATTTTCACAAGCCACCAATCAAGCCAAGTCTTCGTCCTCCAATTCCCGACGATCTTGTCCACGTCGGACGCGCCAAACCACCCGCTTCTGTCCTTGCTCTCGATCATAGCTTCTGCAAAGCCGCCTCAAAGCGCTTAAGCTGCTCGAAATAGGTAAAGATGACCTTGACCTCGTCCTCGGTCATATTCAGCCCCTTGGCGATGTCAGAGACCGACATATGCTTCTGAAGCTTCTGCGTATAGGTCTGCTGAAAACGAAGCTTGATGGCGTCGAGACTGTGCTTGTAGAGGTCCTCCTCGCCGGAATCGTCAACCTCCTCCTTCGCCCAAAGAGAAAAGCCAAGACCGTAACGGAATGCGACCGCCTTGACAAACGCTCTTGCCATCGCCTTGAATACCACGTTCTGATTGAGCGAATTGTCCTTCACCGGATTGATGCCGTTAAGCAACGGATAACTGTAAACGAAAACATCATCATCTACAACGACCTCGATCCGAACCTCGTAGCAGCGGTTTACGTTTCCTTTGCTATCCGTAAATACTTGATCCGACATAAAAAGACTGCTTCCGTTATCGTTATACACGGGCGAAAAGAACACCTTCTCAGCACCGTGTTCGTGAAGAAGATCCACCACCGTAGCCCACGGCAAATAATCGGCACCGTCTCTCTGCTTAACGTACCCGCTTACGTCAACCTTTCTCAATTCATCATACGGCTTCAACATCTACCTCACTCCTTTCCTCTTTACGAAAAACAACACCCGTGCTCTCTTTTGCGCGCACGCCCAACTGTTCTTCAAGCTCCTTGATCCTCATATCCTTAAGCATCATTTGAAGCTCCATTTCCTCGATCTGCCGCGCAAGCGCGCCAAGGATCGCGAGGAAGTCCCGTTCTCTCATCATAAGACACTCTCCTTTATAAATTTCTTTTTCAAGCATTCCTCACAGAGCTCCTCGCCGTCTACCTCGTAGACCGCCTCAAGCTCCTCGCCGCACCCGTCACAATAGTGGACGCGCACATTCTTTTCGGGGCAAGCCGCGCCCCTGCAGGGATATCCCGGCACCGCACAGCCGCAACAGTGGTCCTCAGTTCGCACCATTCTTCCCGCCCGCCTTTCTCATCGCGCGCTTATTCCTCCGCGCGTGGTATTTGTCCCACGAGCCGTCCTCGTTGATCCGCTTGCTCTCGTCGATCATTACTGCCACGCTGATGAACGGAAGCGCGATCGCCTCGAAGAATCTAAGTAATTTTCTTTTCATACACTTTCCTTTCCCACGAGCTTAGTGAGATCACAGTTGAATAGATTGCAAAGGCTGAACAGCTCGTCCAGCGTCCAAAGCCTTGCGTCCTTACATTTAAGATAAACGGTCGGAAGCGAATAGCCGAGATACTCCGCCACACGCTTCTTGGTGATGCCACCCGTGACCATGTGCCACGCGATGTTGTCCCCGATGCGCTTGGCTTCCCGCCGCCGCATATCTGCCGATAGCCTTGCCATACACTACCTCCTTAGGGTGACAGTAGGTATCAAAAGCCGTTTATAAAAGGCATATTTTGTACCGGACTTCGTCAAAATGCCTCGGTATATTGCCTATATTCCATCGGCCTTTTTCCTTGCCCTGCGCAAAATCTGCTCTTTTATAAATTCTTCGAACTGTCACGCCGTGATTTTTGTGTGATTTTTGTGTTTGCCTTACGAAGCAAGGTAAGACCTTGCAAGTGAGGCAGGCGCATAAAGCGCCAAAAAGAACAAGTGACAGCGACTTTAGATATCTACTGTCGCCCTAACTGCTTGTTGTAGATCGCCAGGATCTGCACGTCCGACATAGCCTGAACACGCATCTTCCACGTATAACCGGGATAGAGCTTCGCTACCTCGGCTCTCATTTGTTCGATTGACATTGACATAATTTTCCTCCTATTCTATTGACTTTTTCCTAAAACCGTGGTAGAATAAGAGTGCAGTTGATTTCATATCTGCACTCTCCTGACCGCCGCGCTTGCCAGAGCGTTGGCGGTCTTTTTTGTTCCAACTTCACAAATTTCCTCTGTTACAGCATCATAGTACCGCGCTTGCATATACTGCCTCACTTGACATTTCTTGATGTTTGTGTTAAAATGAGCCAAGAAAAATGGCGATAAACAACATCAAGGAGACATGCAATGAACTTCCCCGAAAAATGCCCGTACTGCGGAAAAGATAATATTGAGCACAAAATATGCCATCAAACCGAGAATACCAATGATTTTAAAAAGCACGGTGTTGAATTGCATACTTGTGTCCATTGTGGCAAACCGATATTTGTTTTCCAAGAAGAGCTTTGGCACAACGACGGCATGGTTTGCAGTAAAATACTTCATTATTTTCCTCACGTTCATAGCATTGCGGATTATCCTAAAAAGGTGCAAGATTTGTCTCCAAAAGCGTTTGAAATATATAGGCAAACGATAGAGGCAAAAGAAGCTGGGCTCGAATCCTTGATAGGTGCCGGACTCCGCATGGCACTTGAACAGTTGGTTTGGGATTATTTGCTCAACATCAAAAAGAAAACCTCCGATGAAATCGAAAACTTAAACCTTTCCGAAAGGATCAAGTTAATGAATGTCGGATTTTACACCAAGGTATGCATGCGCCTTGTTCGCCTCTTCGGCAACGACACAGTCCATGTGATCAAGCTGTTGGACTTTTCGAACGACGAAGCAATAGAAGCTTACAAAACGCTTTGCGATTTGATAGACTCCGAAATCACAATTCTTCAAAACAACGAAAGATTATCCACCTAACAAAAGGCAATATAGTGCCAATAGCCATCATCATCGGCACACCTAACAGGAGCAAAAGCTTCGTCCTCAAGCTCCACCTGCCAGCCCGCTTTAGTTCCGGAACAAGGAAGTAGATTTTCTGCTTCCTTTTTTCTATTTGCCATTTCTTCGGGTGAAAGATTGCAACAAAATTGAAGTTGCAGTATTCCTTCGCGAAGAATGGTTAGCCGAATGTGTTTCACGCTCCCCCTCCTTTCACCCTTCGTCAAGCGCCAAGATTTCATAGATTGCCGCCACAACCCTTTCGCTTTTTCTCTTTCCCGTCATCACCTTGCCGAGATAGGACGAATCGAAGTAAAGACCCGTCTTCTTTTTAACCTCGGCAATAAGCCACTCCTGCGTCTGATTCTTCTCGATCAGCGCGACCTTGATCTTCTTGCCGAGGTCGGTAAGCGTCCTTTTCATAAAACACTCCTTTCTTTTTTATAAAAAAGTCTTGACAAGTACGGGTTTATGTACTATAATAAAAGCGCCAACCCATATTAAGGTACGAAACTCCGTCCTTGTCTGTGCCTATTATAGTACACATTCTCGTACTTGTCAAGACAAAACGAACGAAGTTTCGTACTTTCTGCACAATGCCTAAAAAGGAGGGGTACGAATTTGTGTACTTTGCACGAAAGAATTATGACGCTATGTAAGACGCACGGCGTGTCCGGCAGTAGAATGTGTTTGGATTTAGGCTTATCGAAAAGCACGCTCTCGGACATGAAGCACGGCAGAACAAAAGGAATTTCGACCGCTACCGCTCAAAAAATCGCATCGTATTTCGGCGTAACTGTCGGATATCTGCTTGGAGAAGATGAGCAAAAAGAAAACGCCCCGTCCGAAGATAACGGCGAGGCGCTCAAGGTTGCCCTATTCGGCGGCGACACCAAGGTCACCGACGAGA